GCAAAAGAATCACCTATATACGTTTCCGCTTCTGTCGTACACATATTTCCAATTGCGAGGGCTGGAGAATCTATATCAATACACGTTCTACCCGCTCCATTAGTAGTATTTTGCCAAATATTATTTGCAGCAATACTATGACCTAATTGAGCAACATATCCACCACCACGCTGTATATTATTGGCAAAAATTATATAACCTCCAATATCCCCATCATTAACACGAGCAACAGCAACACTGTCAGATTTAGCATCAATCAAATCAAATAAGTTACCTGTTATGACACCTAAATGTGACGTTTGAATTGTCAAAGGTGTAGTATCGACATCTTCTAAAGTTAAGTAAATGCATCTTCCAACTTCACCATTGTACGAAATTTTAAACGTATTATCTTTAATTTGGAACCACGACCCTCGACATTGGATACAATACAAATTTCCTCTAAAATCTGTGGTTAACTCAAAATTATTACCCTGAATCAAATCAAATTTTACTGGGTATGGATTATTAGATTTACCCGTTTGTGTTTGTTTACGTAATAATTGTACATTTTTGAATATATTATTTATTACTTTTGCATTATTTCCCCCAGTGAACAAATTAATATAAGCATTCACATTAACATTTGAGTTTATTATAGTATTGTTTTTAATTATCACACCTGTTTTTGATCCATCAATACTTATAATATTTTCATTTCCGTCAATTGGTGTGACATCCATGTAATTGTCTGAAATAATTCCTCTATATGACAAGGCCGCAAAATCTTCAGTACCTGTACCGATTAAAATATACTCTCCGTCAACTTTTGTTATACCAGAGTTATTTATCCAAGTGTTGTTGACTATTATAAAATTACCAGTTTGAGTACAAAAACGAATTCTTAAATGACCAAAATCATTATTTTCTAAAATTAATCTTTCAATTGTATGTTCATCTCCTGGAGTATATGGAGTAATCCAGTTTTGTAACACATAATATTCTGATGTAGTTGGATCAGTATCAAATATAAATTGGACACCTTTACAAATAAAATATAAAATATCCTGACTTATGTTAAAAATTTCTGTTGATGGATCAACACCTTGTATAATTGCTCCATACCCATTTATGTTAACATTTACATCAACAGCACAAGATGCTTGTACGTACATATTACCAGGAGTTAATTTGATTTCTAAACCATTTGCAGCTAAAATTGCTTTATATAATGTATTTGATACTGTAATAACTCCGAACCATTCTGGTATTACATAACTATCTGCTTTTATAATAGGTGTATCAGCTACGGCGCAATATATAATTTGATGTTTAGGATGACCAGAAATATTTAATCCTGTAATTACAATACCGGCATTAATTGTAAGATATGATCCAGGAGAAAAGACAATGGGAATACCATAAAAATTGACGCTAACTTCACATAGATATTCCCCCCCATTCAAAAGGATATACCCTCTCCCTGCAGCAACTACAGCATCAGCAGCCAAAGCAATATTGGCACCTATTTGTAATCCATTTCCATAATCCCGCGGATCAAAAATTGCATCCATTTGATCATTAAACCAATATAACCATTGATACGTCAATCTATGCAACCAGTTCATAAATTGACGTACCGGAAATTGTCTGTACACCCATCCTGTATTTTTCTGGGTATCCCCAGGCTCAATAACATTAGTAATCCCGGATGTCGGATCAATTGTATCTACATCTGCAAATCTGGGCAATGTACTCGGCTTCATTTTTTTCTCCAAATTGTTTAATTAATCAGTTAAATAATTCACTTATTTCTCCACCATAATCAATTATACTACCATTAAATTCGCTGAATCCTTTACCATATGCTGGAGTAGACATATCGTCATTTAAAAATACTAATGGTACTCCCACATGAAAAGACAAATTTAAGCTTACCCCAGCGGATATAATTGATTTTATACTATTATATAAAAATTGTGTTATGACTGTATTTGTTTGACCTATTAGCATAGCCGGATAGACTTCGATCAAGGAAGTGTGTACTGAATCTCCAGTAAAAAATTTTATTGCATATAAAATATCGTTAAATTGTCCAGAATATTTTAAAGAATCTCTTTTAAATTTTAATCGTAATCTATAATTTGTATCGGATTCTCCAGAGTTTCTTAACAAATCAAAAATTGTTCCAATATTATCTAACTGAATACCATAAGAAGTTTCTAAAAATCTATCTCTTTTTAATTGTACATAAACTGTATACAATGAATCTGCTTTTCTTTCCATTATATCACTAATATCTTTTATATTTCCCTTTTTGAATTGTGTTATTAGTAAATCTTTTAAATTAAAATACCAATTATTAGGATTTTGATACAAGTGACATAACTCTGGAGGAGAGAAATGTACCTGGAAATCCGGTAATGTTACGTTTATGTTAATGTTCATAGTTACAATATCTAAAAATATTGATTTATAGGTAGATAATTTATAGGGTGGTAATGTTGATGGATCAACAGTACGCTCAAAAAATGATAAAGAAGCATCATTTGACATACCAATATAAGTAGTGTAATTCTGCTCTGAAGGTATTTTATTTTGCCATGTTTCTCCAAAATCAATTGATACATCCAATGTAGCAATATTGATACCATTTTCATCATCAAAGTAATCCGTATTTAAAAGTAGTTTATCTCCTGTATTATTACATATCATTAAACAATTAACATTTGTTAAAGCTCGTTTTTGTGCCCATGTTATCCCATAATTAGATGATTTATATAAATAATCAAAACCATACGCAGCGTACATATATTGGCCAGAATCCGACATACAAATTGCATCCGCAATTTGAGCATATACTCCATTTTTTTGTAACCAAGAAACTCCATAATCAGAAGATATATATAAATAACTGGTACTTAATGTACCCGCGGCAGACACTAATATAAATTGGCCTGTATACGAAAAACATATATAATAAAAAGCAGAAGCATTGAGGAATAAAAGATTACTTAATTGACTAAATATAACACCATAATCAGAAGATAATAAAATATAGCGTATACTTACTTTTTGATAAATTATAGCTACATATTTTCCATCACCAGAGATATTACACTCTATCGATAAACATTGATTATCAGGTAGTGAGTGTTCTGTCCAAGACACACCATAATTATTAGTTGTGTAAAATTTTTGTATTGCTGGATTACGTATGATACATCTTACAATAGCATATTGTCCCGTTTCAGAACATTTTATACCAGTAACAGTACCATGAGTTAAAACATCTTCCCAAGTAACGCCATGATCATCAGATATACTAACAATTCCAAAATCAGTATCAGACTTATATAAAAAATTACCATCTTCTGATGAGGCTATTTGAGTTCCCCATGAACCTTCGTATTCAAAAAATAATGTCCAAATATCCCCAAAGCCCATAATTATACTCCTACAGTATTACTACATTAATTCGTGTCAAATCAAAAGCAGGTAATTGTATATATCCAATAGCAATATTAGTCGTCTGTAATGTTGGCCAACTACCTGGTATTGTATCTGTTGCTGCTATTTCAATTAATGCACTATATACCCCTACTATTTCAAACACTGGAGCATATAATTTTTGTATAATGATATCATCTCCCATTGTAAATTCACTATTACAAAATAACAACATAGCATTTTTTATCTGATCAATTCCATCAGCAGGCAAAACTTCTTCAAGATTTAATTCAATTGATACTTTTATCCAAATATATTTTGTCACCGGTCGACTAAATTTAATAGTATGATTTACCCCACCGCTATCTACAATAATTCCTGTAACATTCCCATACGTTTCAATCCCCGCAGGCTTTAATTCCCAAATTTTATCTAATATGTCTTGATTAGATCCCCCGGTTACGGCAGTCTCAAAAGAATGTCCAGGCCTACCTTGTAAGTCAACGGTGCCATTTACATTTTCTTTTATTGTAACTGAAGTCACACCAGCAACATCTTGTAATATCCTTGCCTTTATTGATTCCACCGTTGATACTGCTTGTATTCTTAGACTAACTTTTCTTCTTATTCTTAATTCGATATCACTTTCAATTTCTCCCCCCAGTGTAGCTGCAACCAAATTTGTGCATGTATCTAATCCGGTTAATGGTGTAACAATTTCAGTGATTGTATTTTCAGGAGCAATTATTTTACCGTAATTTACAGATTCTAAGTTGCACGCTATTGATCCTTCTGTGGGTATGACAACACTTTCGATAGATACAAATAATTCACCTGTTGTTGTCACTCTTACTTGCAACCCTATAGGTATTACTGTTGTTGGAGTGCCTGTCATAATAATAGGTACGGTTGATTTAGTGGCAGGTAATCGTGTCAATCCATTATTTTGTATGACTCCATCTAAAGATACACCTTCTGCACTGTTGGAATATTCACTCAAATATACATCTTCGGAAACTTCCCATAAATCAGCTTCTCGTTTACTTAAAATACCAATAATTTGTCCAAATACCGAGTCAGGATTTAAATCGATATCCCCGAAAACACCTTTAAATTCATTTTCGATTTCCGTTTTTATATCCGTTAATCGTTTTATATTAAATCCGGTTAACAATACCCCATAACTCATAATAGTTTCTCACTTTCAATTGTAACAATACCGTAAATAGTATTTACCACAAATGATACAGTAAGTACACGTGTTTGGTTATCAATGTCAGATTCGAATTTGATTAATTCTAACACATCAGGATCATCGACAATGGCTGCTTTTAAAGCATCGTCAACAATATTGACATTCGGATTTTTTATAAAAATCAGTTCTTGGTATTTTATACCATATGTCGTATCCAAAAACCATTCACCGTAAAAAAATTTTAACTTGATTCGGATTGCCTGCACTACTCTATCAATACCCGTGACTAAGACAAGATCAGAATTATTCACAGTCAAATCACCATTTGTATTAGTTAATAAATCTATCATATTATAATACCGTACAAGGTATAGGTACAATATTTAAAATACCAACCGCTGGAGGAGATACTATTGTAATTACAGTAGTAATAGGTATTTTTATTTCTAAATTATTTTTAATTTCTTCGACGACGGCTTTGGCAATAGCTTCGCTGACTTTACTTAACGTACCATCGTTATCATTAGCGGAGGGTATTTTCATTAATTCGGTTTTTATAGCAATTTTTAATCTTGATTCATTTAGACTCATAATGTGCCTTTTATTGTGGATAATTTAGTTAATAATTGTAATAATGTGCCATCAATTGAAATTGATAATGGTTGAGCACCAATGACCGTAATTGTAGTTGCTCTGATCAAGGCTTGTAATAGATCAGATAAAATAGATAGTAGCTCAAATCCGCTTATACCAATTGCGATTTTTCCGTTTTGATCAATAGAAATTTTAAAATTTTTATATGTTAATTCAACTTTATTTGGGTTACTTAATTGAGAGGTCTTATCAAACGACATTAAACCAGGTATTGCAATAGCATCCGATAAATCAAATGTTCTTGGATCACTGGGAGTAATTTGCTGACTTTTTAATAACCAATCATCAATTGAGCGTTCAGCTATAATTAACAATACCGCATCACCTTTTTTTACGGGGAAAATTAAAGATGCTTCTCCACTACTCGGAAAAATAACCGGAACATTTGTAATTATCGGCATTTCAAGTACAGTTCCATCAGAAAATTTTCTATTAAACTGCGGTTTTACATGAGCTTTTTGTTTAGTGTAATCGTATTTAGTTACAATTGCTGGAATAGCAGTATGAATATTATCCAAAAATGATTTTATAAAGATAGAAAATGCCTGAACAAAATTAGGCTCATTTCCAATATTATTTGTCATAGGTCAATCACCTGTAGTTGTGTAATCCAATCATTGCCGTGTGTATCACCAGAGTGTTCAACTGTGATGACTTTAAATTTACTATCTTTAGGTATCATTTTTGATTCAACAATAATAGCATTCCCCGGTTCAATTTGTGGTTGAAGTAAACTTTTGATTTTCCAACCAAATGTTCCAGGATTTTGGGTTGTAGTTGAATCATCTTTTCCAACTTCTTTTATACGTTCTGGGCTTTGAATCAATCCAGTTGAATATGCTAATTTAGTAGCCAATATTTTATCGCTTTTATCTTGCTTCAATATTTTGATTTCATTGTTTTGTATGCTCCATTCAATCCCAGCTACTTTTGCCAATTTATCCATCAAATCCTTTGATTTTCCAACGTAACTAAATCCATTAATAAATTTTTTATCAACAACTTCTATTAAACTATTTTTTATTTTCTCTGGTAACTGAAAACCTTTTAACACATCATTAATTGCTTGCTTCAAGGATGAACCGCCTTCATAGGAAACCGATACTTTAGATTGTTTTAAAACTTTACTACCATCATCTATTCCTAATTTGGTAATTATATTTGGTGGTTCAAAAATATGATTGACCTCGCTTAAATACCCTTTGAAAATTTCCACAGGTTTATCATTATATCCAGCTTTTAAAATACAAACAGTATCCAATTGCTGTATTTTATTTCTACTTTCTTCATTCAAGTTGTAAACATCTAAATTGCATGTATTAGCTTCAGATGTAATTGTCTTTTTAATAGTAAATACCATTCTCAGACCGGAGATCATTAATCCCATCGTATTCGGATTGCCAATTTCAGCAACAGCGATTCGATTAAATAGATTCAATTTCACTCTCCAGTATATACACCATTTGCAATCTACGTTCATTAATGAACTCATGTTGTAAAATTTTTGTTAATCCATTAGCTTCATCGACAATATATAATTTACCCTTTGGTAAGGCTAAATATGAATAATCATGAATTAATTCATACCCGATTACTAATTTTATCCCTGAAATAATGATATTATCATCCAAATCTGAAATAGTCATTGACCAATATTCACCGCGAGTATTGTAAAAAAAAGATAATCGTAATGCTATATTATCCAATACTACATCTTCAGAAAAAGAATCATATTCGAGAAAAGGTATCGTAATCATTTTAGTAAACTATCCAATCCTTTCGCTGCTCTATCATATAATGTTGCTGCAATTGACGTTCTCGATCCAGGTTTTACATCAGTCGTTACTTTACTCCCAGAGTTCACTTTATTGCTTGCCTGTGATTTTATATCATTTTTATTGGTTACATTAGGAATTAATACCATCTCTGATTTAACTCTGGTGACTTTGATAAATGTTGCAGTAAAATGCAAGCTTTCCCCAGTATTTGAATCTCTGGGAATAGATAACGATATTAATGCCATATCTGTATATACTCGTAAACCCGTCACTATATCTATCAATATTTTTTCATTTTTACTTGTTGAGATATTATTTACAATAGGGTATTGATAACCTGCAATATATAACAGTTCTTCAAAAACTGAAATTACTCTGGTCTTAGAAGTACTTTTCAACAATTTTCCTGCGGTACTATTAGTAAATGCAGTACTATACGCAGATAGGTCAAATAACGAATTAGGTACTGGAGTATTTGTAATAAATCCATTGATTGTTATTTGTTCAGGTTGACTCCTAATATGGTCTGAAATAAATCCACCATACTCTATCGGATACATTGTCACTTCATTTTTATATTCGTGTGTCTCATTAATAGTTGCATCCAATACAATATTTGCAATTTTACCAGGTGTTTTTCTATTTAAAAGCATATTTACCATTGTTATTCTGACACTCCGTATCCAAAACGCATCACTTGATTTAATTCTCTATGTAATTCTTTTCGTACTGCGACCTTTGCCGCTTCTTCAACGGCTTTTATTTGCTGTTGTGGTGTTCCCGTAGGTACTTGCATATTGATAGTACTATCTACGGTAATATTCTGTGATGATTTATTTCCTGTCAAATTTTTGAGATAGGGTATCCATAGATCAACTGGCAATCCTGCCATAGTCTGACCTGCACCTATCGCTGTACCAATACCACCAGCTATATCCTGTAGTCCTTGTAATCCTGAGTAAATTTTTATGAATTTCCCTACACGTGTATCGTCAAAAAAATGATTAATTATTCTGGTCATTTCTATTACCATTTTATCAGTAGCTTTTGATAATGCATCCATATCCCCAGAGATACCCTTCCAAAGTAGTTTTAATCCATCATGGTAACGTTCCCACGGTCCTAGTAACCTACCTGTTAAACTATCCCCGCCAGCAATCCAGACATCAATATCTTCGATAAATAAGACTAAAGCTGCGGCAGCAGCAATAATACTGGCAGCAATCAA